TTAGATTTAGATTTACAAACAGACCCAACAGAAATATCTGATTGGAAAGAAAAAGATAACGATGACAAGGACAAAGATAAATGACATATCCATTCGGAGAAGTAAAAATAAAAGATACAGATTTAACGCCTGAGGCATTTATCTATAAGTTCACACATAAACCTACTAGCAGATGGTATCTAGGTATGCATGGACTAAAAGAAGATGAATCACATCTTGATGGTGCATACTGGAATTCATCTAGTGATGAAGAATTTAAAGAATTACTTCAAACAAAACCACATGAATTTTTATATGAAATATCTCAATATGGTAATATGGAAATGATATACAAAAAAGAGAATGAGATATTAGAATCATTAGATGCTGCTAAAGACCCAATGTCATGGAATAAATGGAATGGTATTAAATATCAATCTAAAGAATTACCTAGAATTGATTTAATTGATAAGTTGGCAAAAGATGCTTATGATAAAGATTCTGATTTAGAAAGGAAAGAAGAAAATGTCAACGAAATATTTGATGATGTTGATTTGATAAGACTTCAAGTTAGATTTGATACTTCCTTATCTTCTAAAAAGGTTGGTGAGTATAAAAATGAAATGAAGTCTAATAATAGTACCAAAGGATTTACTCTTACTATTGTAAGACTGCCAGGTGGCAAAAAAGTTTTAGTTGGTGGTAATCATACTGGGCAATCTGCTTTAAGTGCAAAAATGATTCGCATAGAAGTTGTATACATTGATGAAGATTTAAGTATGGAAGAAATGTTAGCACTTGGTGATGCATTAAATAGAAAAAAAGGAATTGAAAGAATGACCACACACATAGATGATGTTGCTGGTAAACTAGTTGAATTTTATGACAATAAAAAAATTACTGATGATAAATTTAAAGACAAGTATTCCACTGATTACATAAAAATTACTGGTGGGTTTAAAGGAAATGAAATTGCAAAAGTTAGAAAAGCAGCTAAACTTTTAGTTGAAGAAAGGGGAAACTGGAAAAAAGGTAAATCATGGATTAATTGGGGCAGTAAAGAAAAAAGATTGAATGGTCAATCATCAAGATATAAAGAAAGAGAGAAAATGGTAAATGCTGAAATGGATGATAATACTTTTTGTTGTCACCAATCATCTATGTTTAGAACAGATAGAATATGTGAGGAGTGGGTAAAAGATAAAGATGCCAGAATAAAAGCAAAGAAAAAACCTAGACCTAATGTCAAAGTTTATATGAATTATTCAGGCGCTTCAGTTCAAAAAGAATATGCCAGTTCACAAGTAGAACATGTGCATGAAAGAATATTAACATCTTTCTTAAAAGGTGAGGGAATTGAAAACCCAATAATAATTTTTAAAGATTTAGAATACTATGAGGATAAAGTATCATAAAGAATTACAATAATGTAGTTGCCGATATGACTATACGAGGCATAAAATTAGTTATAAACAATAATAATCATAGGAGATTATAACATGGGTAGAAAGAAACTATCAAAAACACAAAGAGTAATTAATGCATTCGAAAGAGGTGATGTAATTACATGGAAACAATTAAGAACAACATTTGACTTAACTTCGCCACAAGCGATGGTAGATAAACTAAGAAGTCAAGGTTATATGATTTATACTAACAAAACTGTTAGTGGTACTTCATATCGTATGGGTGAACCAACACAAGCAATTATTAACGCTGGTGTAGGTGCAGTACTAATGAATGGAGCTGCAGATAAAACTATTATCGCTGCTGGAATCAAAGCACTTTATGGAACAGGCGTTTCATTCGCTTCTTAATTATTTAAGAATTAGTGGGGTGACTTTCGGGTCACCCTTTCTAAAGATAGAATTATGATTTATAATAAAGATTGTTTAGAATTTTTAAAAGATACAAAAGATAATAGTTTTGACTTATGTGTATCAAGTCCACCCTATAATATAGGTTTGGGTTATAATAAGTACAATGATAACAGGGATGATTATATTCAATGGATGAATGATGTATGGAGAGAAGTGTGCAGAGTTTTAAAAGATGATGGTCATTTATTTTTAAATATTGCATATACTAAAAGCAGTCCTTTTAGTGCATATAAGATTGCAGAAAATGTGCCTTGGCAATTACAAAATAATATTATATGGGGCAAGTCAATTGAAGTAGATGGTAGAGTAAGAGGTTATTCTACACCAACATCAAGTAAAAGATATTTACAAAATGGTTGGGAACATTTATTTCACTTTACAAAAGAGGGCAATACAGAAATAGATTTAGAATGGTCTGGTGTTCCTTATAATGAAGAATACAACAATGCAGCCAGAAATTTAAAAAGGTCTGGTAGAGATTGGAGACCTACAACAAATTGTTGGCACATAACTTATCAAAGTAAGGCAACAAAAGAAATAACAAAAGAGATTGCAGGCGATAAAAAACATCCAGCAATATTTCCTACAAAGTTAGTAGAGAAATGTTTAAAAGTATCTGGTCTTAAAAAAGGTATAGTATTTGACCCATTCATGGGAACAGGTACAACGGCATGTGTCGCTAAAGAATATGGTTTAGAATATGTTGGTTGTGAAATAGATAAAGATTATTTGCAATTTTCAAACGAAAGGTTAACGAGAATATTATGATATTAGTAGACATGAATCAAATCTCTTTAGCATCTTTAATGATGCATTTGCACATGAATAAAGGTGAGTTAGATGAGGAAATGGTTAGACATATGATATTAAATTCTGTAAGAATGTATCGAACAATGTTTAACGAGGACTTTGGTGAAGTAGTTCTCACTTACGATTCAAGGGCATATTGGCGTAAACAAGTATTTCCACAGTATAAAGCGAATCGTAAAAAAGGTAGAGAATCAGATGGCAAAGATTGGGATAGTATTTTTGCAGTTCTGAATCAAATTAAAGATGAAATAAAAGAATTTCTACCCTATAAAGTTGTAGAAACTCATGGGGCAGAAGCAGATGATGTAATCGCCATAGTGTGTAAACATTATCAAAGTGAAAAAATCATGATTGTATCTGGTGATAAAGACTTTATACAATTACAAAAGTATGAGAATGTAAGACAATACAGTCCAATTACTAAAAAACATGTAAATGGGGTTAATCCAGTTGTCTATATAAAAGAACATATACTAAAAGGCGATAAATCAGATGGTATACCAAATGTATTATCACCAGACCACACTTTTACAGATAGTTTAAGACAAAGACCTTTAACTATTAAAAAGATGAACAGTATATTAGCTCAAGACATTGATGATTTAAATGATGAGTTGAAAAGAAATTATCAAAGAAATGATGCTCTAATTAATTTGGATAATATTCCAGAAGAATTAGAACAATCTATTCTAGATGATTTCAAAGGTGCCACTTGTGGCGACAGAAGTAAACTATTAGATTACTTTATGGATAAAAGATTAAAAACTTTAACTGAACAAATTGGAGAATTTTAAAATGGCAAATAATTTTACATTATTGTTTTCTGAAATACTAGACAAAGTACACAAAGCGAAAACAAAATCTCAAAAAGTAGAAATACTACAAAGATATGATACATCATCGTTAAGGATGTTATTAAAAGCATCTTTCGACCCCACTAAAGAATGGGTGATACCAACAGGTGAAGTACCATTTAAACCAAATGATGCACCCGAAGGCACAGAACATACAGTTCTTGCTCAAGAGTCAAAAAAACTATGGCACTTTATTAAAGGTGCTGACAATGACACTAAACAAGCACAAAAAGAAAATATGTTTATTCAAATGTGCGAGGGATTACACGAATCTGAAGCAAAATTGTTAGTTGCCGCTAAAGATAAAAGATTACATCAAGTATATAAAGGTTTATCTAAAGATGTGGTAAAAGAGGCATTTGGTTGGGATGATAATTTCATGAAACCAGAACCAGAGAAATATCCACAAGCGCCAGGAAGTGCTTCTGGTATATAAAATACTTGACAAATCTTGTTAAACCTGTTAGAATGGTTTAAATGATGAGGATAGTAAAAAATTCCAGTTCATGTCAACTCACTCTCTCTCGACCTCATCATAGAGTTGGCATGAACACTTTATAGGTTAATTAAATGAGTAGAGCAATTAAAAAAATACCATTTAAATTTGTCCATGTATTTTGGATTGATATTACATCAGATTCATCATGGCGAAGTGTAGAGGATGTAAAAGAAGAATCTTTGCCTAGATGTCTAAGTACAGGTTTTTTAATTAGTGATGAGGAAGATGTCATTAGATTAGTTAGTGATTTTAATTTCAAGGAAGACGGCAGTATTGATGAATGTGGTAATTCTACAATCATACCAAAGTCTGTTGTTCAAGAAGTAAAAGAAGTATCATGAGTTTTTACATATCAGATTTTATGATTTATGTCATAGCAGTTTTGTCTATGATTATAGTTTTAATTATGATGAGCAATCTAGAGAAAAAAAGAATCAAAGAAGAACAATCTAAAGAAAATGTTTGAACATGTAATCAGAAATCCCTTTGACATGAAACCAGTTTTCAACATTTGTGAAAACCCAAAGTTCAATGCAAATGAAACCGACCTAGAAATACAAAATCAAAAACTAATTGAGTTAAATAATCTAGGTGATAACATTTGGTTTGAAACAGAAGTTGCACAAAAAGAAAAACTAGTTGAAAAGACAGCTGCAAGTTTAGGATTATTTAATCAACATGATGATTATCAATTATTTACTGAATGTGATGATGTAAAACAATTAGGTATGGTAATCGAAGATGATATAGTTATCATGCACAAAGGGAAACTTGAAGCATGCTTTGTGGCATTTCCATCATCATGGAATGCTGGTGAAAAGGTTGGAAAAAGTTTAAACGAATTACACGAACCTATCGCAGATAATGAGGCACTTCTTCGTGCATCTAATGGTATCATGAGAGCGATGACAAGTGGACAATCTTATCATAGATACACTTGGGGTATATCATCATTAAATGGATACAGTAATCATCCATTATATGAGAAACCAGATTTTGATTCTCTGGATGATTTAACATTTAGAGTGGAACATGAGAGGACTGCCACAGTCATAAAAGACACCACAGCAGTCTTTTTAATACATGTTGATACATATCCATTAAAAGAGGTATTAAAGACTGATTTTGGACTAATTAAAGAAAGTATTGACAGTATGAGTGATAATGTGTTAGAATATAAGAATCTAGTAAAAGTAAAGGAGTTGATGAATGAATATCTTCTATCTACATGAAGACCCAATACAAAACATCAAGTGGCATGTTGATAAACATGTTGTAAAGATGGCAACAGAATATGCACAATTACTATCTACGGCACACAGATTCCTAGATGGTGAATTGTATGAAGATAGAACAAAAAATAATCACAGAATCAAAAGGTGGAAATTGCCTGATGAAAGGGAAAGTATACTTTACAAAGCAAGTCATGTGAATCATCCTTGTAATGTGTGGGTGCGAAAAAGTAAATCAAATTATCGTTTGATGAACCAGATTTACATGGCTTGTCTTGCAGAGTATACATATAGATATGGAAAAATACATGGTGCATCGAAACCATCTATTAGTCTACTTAGGGCACCAGACAATATTAAAGACATTGGATTGACAGAATTACCTCAAGCAATGCCAGAGTATTGTAAGGTAATAGGAAATCCAATTCAAGCATATAAAAATTATTATATAAATGAAAAGAATGGATTTGCTAATTGGAAAAATAGAACGAGGCCAACATGGTATGGAAATATTTAATAGTAAAGACTTAGCAGAAGATGTTGAGTTTTTAAAAAATACAATTAAAAATTTAGAAAAAACAATTGGTGATTTAGAAAAGAAAATTATATCACTAGAATATGCATGTGATTCAAACAGTAATGAATTAGATGCTGTAAATGCTGCTATAGATGATTTAGAACCAGATATATCAGAAGTAGAATATCCAAAATAAAATGCCAACATATACATTTAAAAACAAAGATACAGGTGAAGTGTTTGATAAAGCAATGAAGATTGCTGAGAAAGAACCTTATCTAAAAGATAATCCAAATATATCACCTGTGCTAACGGCACCTAATTTTGTAGGTGACCACATTGTTAAAAAAATGGATGGTGGTATGAAAGAAACTTTACAAAAGATTGCAGACAAGAATCCTAACACGCCATTGGCAGATAGGTTTTCTAAGAGGTCAGCAAAAGATATACAAAAGGAAAGAGTTGTAAAAAAATACAATTTAAAAGATACTTTACTTTAGTAAATGAATAAATACTTTTGTGATATAACCAATTTAATTATAGATTATACACAGGGGGTTGACTAACATGAAGTGGTCAATCCCTACTTTATTATGTTAATATTGAATAAACAAGACTCTATACACGCTGCTACAAAGTTAATTAAATACTTTAAGGACTTCAAGCGTATTGATGATTATTTTCGTGCAAGAAAAATAGAGAGAGTTAAAAACATTCCTGTTCCTATTCCAGGCATGAGTATTGAAGATGATATGTTTCAATCATATGATATGCATCCAGAGGATATGAATTTCAAAGTCGTGCAAATGCAGACAGAAACATTTGACAAAATGCTTGAAAAGATTGCTTCATTTTCACCAGACCAGGCACCTGGCAAAGAAATGAAATTAATTGTCAAAGAAACAAATACAGATACACATGTTGGTTATATTAAATTAGGTTCACCATTGATTAATTCAAAACCTCGTAATGATTACTTGGGTGGTATTCCAGATTTACCTATCTTTAACAAGCGTGCTATCATGGGTTTCAATATTGTGCCTGTACAACCATTCGGTTACAATTATCTTGGTGGTAAACTCATGGCTGCAATTTGTAATTCACATGCAGTTCGTAGAATGTTAGATAAGAAATATGATACAGAATTTTGTTTATTTGAAACGACTAGTCTTTATGGTAACATCAAAGGTTCATCTATGTATGATGGCATGAAACCATATTTAAGATATAAAGGTGATACACAATCTAAATTTTTATTAACACTTGGTGAAGAAATATATTTTGAATTAAGAGATTGGTTTACAGAAAAGAATGGTGGTGAAGATTTAATTCATAAAGGTGCATCATCAAGAAAACTAAAAATGCAGACTAAGATGGTTGGTGTTATCAAAGCAAGTTTAAAAAAACATGATGCCAAGGCACATGAGATGTTTTCAAAAGAAATCGCTAAAGCAGGTGATGTGACTACACAAAAAAGATTTTACATGGGTGAATATGGATATGCAAATGCTAAAGATGTTCTGTTAGGAAAAACAGAAACTCTAGTCAAAGCAGATAACTTTGATAGGTTTGAATTAGACGGCATATTCGAATGGTGGAAAAAGAAAGCCACAAATAGATACAATAAATTAATAACAGAAAAGAAAGTTCGTAAAGAATTAGAAGTCTGGAATCAAGACACAATGAATAAGATTGATATAATTAGATGAAAATAACAATTGCAAGACTACGCTCATTTGTTAAATACAATGGCCCACTCGAAACTGTTCTGGATAGTTTTTTTGAAAACTATGTAAAGTGGATGAAAGCAAATCCACAACATGAGTATAAAACATATAATGTATCCTTTGATAATACTCGACCAAAAAGAACACCAGAAACAATAGAGTGGGCAGATTTAATTGTAATACCATCTGATTCTGAATTTAGATATCATGGTGAATTACAAATGAATCCAAAAGACCTGGCAAAGTCAGAAAGTCACATGGAACTTATCAAACCTTTCTTTGATGGAAAGTCAGTTGTAATGTGGAGAAGTGACAGAGGTGATACAGAAGAATTGTATCGTAGTTTTTTGCCAGGCATAAATGATTTTCGTACCATAGATGAGATAGATTTTTCTGGAAACATTCATGGTATGAAATATCATTTTATACAAACACTTAAAAATCCAATGGCAGATATGATGGGTAATACTAAAACTATTGATTGGGCATATTGGGGAAGAATGAAACATGGTAATGACAGAGAAAAAACTATTCGTAAAATTTATCGTTCAGAATTATCTAATGTAATGATAGGTGGATTTCCATCTGGTGTCAAAAGACAATCATCATGGATAAAGGATTGGAAGAAACTATATCCACTATTAGAACCTGCCAGAAGTACATTATGTTTTAACTGGTTAGACCCAACTGCTACAACATCAAGATATCCAGAAGCATTATCAATCGGTATGATACCTTTTGTCTGGCAAGATTATGATGTTAATAACACTTATAATATAGATGATTGGCAAAGAGTAGAGGAATTTGAAGAATTAAAAGATAAGATTATACAATTAAGAGATGAAGACTTTTTTGAGGACAAACTAGAGGAGTGTAGGACTAACTATGAAAGAGTGCTTTTGACTGAGGATAAGTATTTTCAACAGTTTAGTGACATGATGAACAAGAGTACAGTGTTATAAATAAGACATGGCGAAACCAGAAGTAAATGATATGATTGAGCATTCTGAACCTGCATTTGATAGAGTTGCTACAGGTAAAGTGACTGAATTATTAAGTTCACAGTTCATTTATGAGGTTCATAAGGTGGTAGAAAAAGGTAGAGAAAAAATACCAGTTGACAAAACAAGCACAAGAATGTGTATGTTTGATGAAATATGGAGTAAGATTTAATGTCTAAAAAGAAAGAGATACATTCTGGTGATTTGGTAAAAATTGAACCAATCACAGATAATCAAAAATTAGTATTTGAAGGTCACAAAAAAGGGAAGAATGGTTTCTTCTTTGGATGTGCTGGAACAGGTAAAACATTTGTGTCATTATATTTGGCATTACAAGATGTTCTTAAACATGGAACACCATATGATAGAGTTGTCATTGTTCGTTCACTCATACCAACAAGAGAAATAGGATTCTTGCCAGGCGATGAAGAAGACAAAGCTGCTTTATATCAAGTGCCTTATGCAAACATGGTACAGTTTATGTTTAAGCAACCGAATGAAGATGCATTTAGAGGATTATATGATGCACTTAAAAGACAAGGAAGTTTACATTTTGTATCAACATCATTTTTGAGAGGACTAACTTTTGACAATTCAATTATTATAGTTGATGAATGCCAAAACTTAAACTTCCATGAGTTAGATACTATCATCACAAGAGTAGGACAAGATTCAAAAATAGTTTTCTGTGGTGACTTTAGTCAAACAGATTTAACTAAGACAAACGAAAGAAATGGACTACATGACTTTTTAAGAATACTAGAGAACATGGATGAGTTTAATTGTGTAGAATTTGATATACCAGACATTGTAAGGTCTGGTTTTGTAAGAAATTATTTAATTGAAAAAACTAAACTTGGTATAGGTGTAGATTTATAAAATGAAAATTAGTTTAGAGGGTTTATCTCTCATCAAAAAATTTGAGGGTTGTAGATTAGAAGCATATTATTGCTCTGGTGGTGTGTTGACTATAGGTTATGGTCATACTGGTGGAGTAAAAGAAACTGATACTATAACACAAGAAGAAGCAGACAAATTATTAAAAGGTGATGTTTTAAAGTTTGAAAAATATGTGAGTGATAATGTAAAAGTAGATTTAGACCAAAGTCAGTTTGATGCTCTAGTTGCTTGGACATTTAATTTGGGTGTTGGTAATTTAAGAGAATCAACAATGTTAAAAAAATTAAACAGTGAAGACTATGCATCAGTTCCTAGTGAAATGAAAAGATGGAACAAGGCAGGTGGTAAAACTTTAGATGGACTAATTAGGAGGCGAAAAGCAGAATCATTACTTTTTGAAAGTAAAGAATGGCATCAAGTATAAATTATGATAAACTTTCCAGAATTAAAAACAAAAACTATAGACAAAAAAAGATTTTATATAACACCAGAGGGTAATGAGTATCCCTCTATCACTACAGTATTATCACCTCGAAACAAAGAGGGTTTAATGAAGTGGAGAAAGAGAGTTGGTGAAAAGGTTGCCAATCATATATGCAATAAAGCTGCAACCAGAGGTACAAAAGTACACAAGATGTGTGAGGATTATTTAAATGGGTCAGATATGGAAAAACATAAAAAAGACTTTTTACCATATTGTCTGTTTAATGAGTTAAAGAATCAAACTTTTGACAATATAAATGAGGTGGTTGGTCAAGAATTAGTTCTTTATTCTGATAAATATAAAGTAGCAGGAAGAACAGATTTGATAGCTGAGTACAAAGGAGAGTTATCAATAGTAGATTTTAAAACATCTACAAATGAGAGAAAGGACTCTTACAACGAAAATTATTACATTCAAACATCGGCATATGCTGAAATGTTTGAGGAGTTGACAGGTAAACCTATCAATCAAATAGTAATTTTAGTTGTAACAGAAAATGGTACAGTACAAGAGTTTATTAAAGATAAACAAGAATACATACCATTACTAGAAGAAACATTAGAGGAGTGGTATCAATCATGAATGTAAATTGGACAGAAAGTGCAGCTAATCAGGCAAAAGTAATCTTGGCAGGTGAGGGTGATGATAAACTAAATGTTCGTTGTTTTATACAAGGTGGTGGATGTTCTGGTTTTCAATATGGATTCACATTAGATGAACAGAAAGAAGATGATTGGGTATTCGAAACAAATGGTGCCAAACTATTAATAGACCCATTGTCTGGTGTTTATTTTAAAGATGCAACCATTGATTATGTAAATGACCCATTAAAAGGTTCTATGTTTACAATAAACAATCCAAATGCAAAATCAACCTGTGGTTGTGGAAGTAGTGCAGCATTTTAAAATGTCAGTAAAAGAAGAAGAAATAAAAAAGTTTCAGTCTAGTGTTAAAATGACTAGACACGATACACCAATGTTAGATGAGTTGGAAAATGGCCCATGGCCATCATTTATTTCTGGTATCAAAAGATTAAGAGATAATCACCCAGAAGAAAGAATTAATAAAATGACTAATGACTTACTAGGTCAGTTAGAACATTCGTATGAAACAAGAAAAGGATATTGGAAAGGTGGAACAGTATCAGTCTATGGATATGGTGGTGGTATCATACCTAGATTCTCAGAAGTAGGTAATCAATTCCCAGAATCAAAAGAGTTTCATACATTAAGAGTGCAACCACCTGCCGGCAATTACTACACAACAGATTCACTTAGAAGTTTAGCAGATTCATGGGAAAAGTATGGGTCTGGTTTAGTAACCTTTCATGGACAGACTGGTAACATTATGTTTATCGGTTCAACAACAGATTCTACACAACATTTCTTTGATGATATCAATGAGAAAGGTTGGGATTTAGGTGGAGCAGGACCATGTGTTCGTACTGCCATGTCATGTGTAGGTGCTGGTAGATGTGAGATGTCAAACATCAATGAACACAAAGCACATAGATTATTAGTAAATAATTTTATGGATGATATGCATAGACCTGCATTACCATACAAATTTAAATTTAAAGTTTCAGGGTGTCCTAACGATTGCATGAACTCAATTGAAAGGGCAGACATGTCTATCATAGGCACATGGCGTGATGACATGAAAGTAAATCAAGAAGAATGGAAAAACTTCTTAAATGAAAAGGGAAGAAAATATGCGATTGATAATATCATTACTAGATGTCCTACTAATTCTCTTTCTCTTAGTGATGATGATACACTTGATGTAGATAATAAATCATGTGTAAGATGTATGCATTGTCTAAATGTTGTACCTAAGGCACTTCATCCAGGCGATGATAAAGGGGCAACAATTCTAATGGGTGGTAAGAGAACATTGAAAATCGGAGATTTGATGGGAACAGTTATAAAACCATTTGTTAAATTAGAAACACAAGAGGATTGGGATTATTTAGTAGAACTTGCAGAAAAGACAATAGACTTTTGGGCAGACAATGCCTTAGAACATGAAAGATGTGGTGAGATGATTGAACGAATAGGATTAAACAATTTCTTAGATGGCATAGAGGAAGATGTTGATGTCAATATGGTAGGTCATCCTAGAGAATCAAGTTATGTAAGACTAGATGACTTTGATAAAGAAGCAGTCAAATGGTATGAAAAACAAAATGAGAAAAGTGCTTGACATTCATGATTTAATGTAGTATAATACATTAAACAATTGGAGTATATTATGGATTTAAATAGAGATGGTGATGGATTTTTAGTCAATACAAATGACTGGTCAGAAGAAGTCATGAATCAAATGGCAGAAGAAGATAATTTTGTCATTACAGATGAAATCAAAACCTACATAGACAAAGCAAGAGAAATGTTTAACGAAACTGGTACAGTGCCAGCAGTTAGAAACTTTGCAAAAGAATTTGGTATGGATAGAAAGGCAAGTAAATTGTACGAAGTCTTTGAATCAGGCCCAATGAAAAAGATTGCAAAATATGGTGGTTTACCAAAACCAACAGGTTGTGTTTAATGGCAGATGATAAAAACACAGTACACACCCCAAAAACATTTTCTTTGGAGATAGAAAAAATTGCATTTGATAAAAGATGTACACATCTTGATGCAATATCAATATATTGTGAAAAGATAGGCATTGAACCTGTAACTGTCGCAAAATTGATAACCAAAAGTTTAAAAGAAAAAATAGAGGCAAATGCTAGAGATTTAAATTATCTTCCTAAGGCAGCAAAGTTACCTATGTAATGCAACCAATAGATGCTTATTTAATGTATTGTGCTATGAAAGCACATTTTGATAAAAGTGATTATGACTTTGTAAAATACAATGGTAAATCTAAAGTATCAAGAGATTCATTCTATAAAAGGAATGATAGAATTTTTTTTGTTAAATTAACTA